TCAATAAGAGGAGTCAAATCATTTATTCTAAAATATATTAATCCTCATGATGTAGGTAGTTCTTTACTTCAAAGGATGATTTTTTCAGCAATAATGGCTGTACCCCTTTTGTTATTATTTTTAGCTTCAAACAATTTTAATTTATATAAATCGTTACTGTTAACTGGAGTTGTTCTTTTCCTTGGGTTAATTTTTTTCGTATATACAAGAAAAAAAGTTCCTGATGGTTTCGAGATTATTTCGAAAGAATTTATGCAGTTTCATATTTGAATTTCTTTATTTATAAGCTTACCTATTAGTTAAAGGCTGTTCTCAAGACAGCCTTTAAACTATTCCTACCCTTCTACAAAATTCCCATTAACCTCCAAAAAGTGTATTAATTATAATGAAAGCGGTCTATTACTGCTTCATTTAAAATTAATACATGGCAGATACAAAATTTCAAAAATCAGACTGGACATTTGAAGACCAAAAACAACTAGGTTATGAGTTGTTGGCTTGGTTAGATGCTGACCCAGCTAATAATTATTTACTCTCTAAGTTTTTTAATTCAAAAGGAATCTTAGCCGAATGGATTGAAGACTGGATTAAACCCTCAAACAAACACAGATTTTCACAAGAATTTGTTAAGTGCTATACTTTAGCAAAACAAGTTCAAGAACAGAGATTAGCTGAGAAGTTAATTAATAAGGGCTATGCAACAAATGGCATAATCACCATTATGAAAAATATTTGTGGCTGGTCAGGTGAATCTCCAGAAGCTTCAGTTCAAGTTAATATTAGCTCAGAAGGTCTTCAGAAAATTAAAGATAAATACTTTAAGAGGTCTAATACTGTCAGTTCATCTGGTGGTAATGGCTAAGAATAAGAAACCTGTAAATATAAATGGAGAAGATGTTGACAAAGCAGTTGAAGGAATATTCCAAGAGATTCTTAGACCTTATCAAAGGGACTGGATTTTAGATGACTCAAGATTAAAGATTTGCAACAAGTCCAGACAAATAGGAATGTCTGAGGCTATAGCTTTAGAAGGTGTATTAGATGTTCTTTACAAAAAGCAGAATGTTTTTCTTGTCAGCCGTTCACATGCTCAATCAGTGGAACTGCTTGATAAGTTTACTAAGTGGCTTGACATATTTTCTGATTTAGGAGTTAAGCTCCCAAGACCAGTAAATAACAGGTCTGAATTAAAGATTAACGGCTGTACTGTTCGTTCTCTTAGTTCTAATGCTGTTACTGGTGAAGGTTTCTCAGGTAATGTTTATTTAGATGAGTTTGCACTTCATAAGGACGATGAGCAAATCTATAAGAGTCTCTTCCCTACCATTACAGCAGGCTATAATCTTAGAATCATTAGCCGTCCCTTTGGTCAGAGCAATATGTTTTATAAGATTTGGACAGGTTTTAATGGTCTTTATGCAGATTACAAGAAACATCAAGTGTCAATTTATGATGCAATTAAGCAAGGATGTGAAATTGACTTAGATTTACTAAAGAAAAATATTGATGAAGAAGGGTTCCAAGAAAACTATGAATGTGCTTTTCTTGATGAAAGTACAGCTTATTTCACTTATGATTTATTAAAAAGTTGTATAGCTGAGATTGATAAATCTCAAGAAGGTAAAAAATATATTGGTCTTGATGTCGGACGAACAAATGATGCTACTGCTATTACTGTCTTAAACCAAAATAAAGATGGTCTTCTAACACTAATTGACTTCAAAGAAATAAAAAACACAAGATTCTCAGACCAAAGACCTTTAATTCAGGAAATGATTGATAAATACAATCCAGTTTCAGTAAATGCTGACAAAGGGTCAGTAGGTTATCAGTTAGTTGAAGACTTGGAAGGTGACAACAAATGTGTTAAAGGAATATCCATGAATAACCAAATGAAAATGGAAGCCTTTACAAAAATGAAGAAAAGTTTTGAGGAAAAGAGTTTACTTATACCTTCTGACATTGACTTGTTAAATCAAATCCATAGTGTAAAGAGAGAATTTGGAAGTGGAGTAATTAGATTTTCAGCAGATAGAACTGCAAAAGGTCATAGTGATATGGCTTTTTCATTGGCTCTTGCAATTTATGCTACTACTGGGAAGAAGAGTTCTCCGAAAATAACTTTAATAACAGGACGATAATGGCTTTTTGGAATAGGAAAAAAATTGCTGAAGAGACAACTGAAGTAAAAAAGAAGTCTTATACTCTTAACAATGGAGGTGGATGGGTTAATATTACAGGAGAAGATTTAAAAAGCAAAGACTGGAAAACCACTTGGGTTAATACTGGTGTTACAGTCCGAGCAGAAAACTTAGCTAAAGGTGATGTTTTTCTTTACAAAAAAGCTGGTAAGAATATTCAGGAGGTAGAAGAACATGAGTTTTTAGATTTAATAAATAATCCTAACCAATGGTCTCAATCTTTCTACGAATTAAAATATTTAATTTCTTCTTCTTTAGATATTTATGGAGAAGCTTATTTATTTGTGGCTAAGGATTTAAGAGGTAAACCACACTCATTTTACCTCATCCCTGCTAATCTTATAAAACCCATACTAAATAATACTAAAGATTCAATTGAGTTCTATAACTACAATAATAAAAAATTATCTCTAGACCAAATTATTTATTTCAAGTTGCCTTCACTTGGAGAACCGTTTAAAGGTGTTGCAACAATTGAAAGCTGTAAAAGCATGATTGATATTGACAACTACAGGCAGACTTTACAAAAAAAGTTTTTGCTGACAGGTGGTCATATTCACACAATATTGGAAACAGAAGAAGACCTGAGTGAAGAAACTAGAGAAGTTCTTACTCAGCTAATGAGAGATAGACAAAACCCAGACAATACAGATGCTTTTATGGTTCTGGAAGGTGGTTTAAAATATAAAGATTTATCCTCTAAGAACAAGGAGCTTAATTTTACTAGTACATCTGAAACCATTAGAAATGAAATATTAGCAAAGTTAAGGGTTCCTTTAGTGCTTGTTGGACTTGGTGATTCTGCTAATAGGGCAATAGCCGAAACTCAATCTTTCGTTTTCATTCAAAATGTCATTAGACCTTTTTCAAAATTCATTATTGACAAGCTTAACATTTGGATAAAGGAAAACTATGGGAATGAATTTTATATAACTATGGAATGGGAAACACCTAATGACCCTACCTCAGATAAAGACTTATTTGATATGCTTTTTAAAAATGAAGCAATAACAATTGGTGAACTTAGAGAACATTTTGGCTTTTCAAGTATAAAGCCACAAGAATAATTTTCAAAAAATGGACAAAGAAACAAACATTTTAAACACAAAAATTTTAAAATATTTCTCTTCAGAAAAAGCTGAGATTAACAATGAGGAACGTTCATTAATCCACTATGCAAGTACTGAAGACGTTGACAGAGATAATGAAATTGTTATTGCTAGCGGAATTGACTTAGTAAACTATGCTAAAAATCCTCAAGTTCTCTGGAATCATAATCGCTGGTCAGACCGAGTAACTACAATTGGAAAAAGCTTGTGGCAAAAAGTTGACCAAAAAGGACTCTTATGTAAAACAGAATTTGCAAAGACTGACTTAGCCAATGAAGTTTTTGAATTATACTCTGGTGGATTTTTAACAAGCTGGTCTCTTGGTTTTATGGTAAAAAACTGGTTAGACAGCAATGAAACAGGAATTAGAACATTTACTAAAACTGAATTGCTGGAATATAGTTCAGTCCAAATCCCAGCGAATCCAGAAGCAGTTACATTAAACTTTATAAAGGGTCTAAAAAATGAGGAACTGAAGTCAGTTTATGTTAACGATTATTTAATTTCCAATTTTGAATCCGAAATAAAATCTTTAAAGGACTCAGTTAAACAATTTAAATCAGAAAAATCTGAGTCTATTGACTATAAAACAATTATAAAAGAACAGGCTCAGGTTCTTATTGAAGAAGAAATTTTAAAGATGAGAAAAGAAGTTGATTCAAAATTTAATGAACTAGCAAGCGAAATAGGTAATATTAAACTTGATAAAATGAAAACTCAACTTTATGAGCAGTTCTATTCACAGGCAAAAGCCGATTTGAAATATTAAACCTTAAAAGTTGTATTAATTATAATGAAGAGGTAGTTCTGGAGACTTTAGGTTATTAACTGGAGAAGTTAGGAACAATGTAAATAATTAAAGGGAATAGATGAAAACAAATTTTTTAAACAAATGGCAAACGAAATTGAAAAGCAGGAAACTGCAAAAACAGAAGAAGTTAAAACAGAGGAAACTTCAACAGAACCTAAATTAAGTGCTGATGAAATTAAAGCAATTGCAACAGAAGCTTTTACAAATGTTGCAAGAGAACAAGCTTCAAAACAACTTGATAAAACTACTTTACCTACTGTTCCTCCTGAAACAAAAAGTATTGATGAAACAAACAAGAAAATGTTAAAATGGATGAGTGACAGCAAAAACAAAGGAATCACTGAAGGTACATCTTCAAGCGGTTCAAGGATTGCTGTTCCTGTTGAGTTAAATCAGGAGATATTGCACTTAATGCAAGAGACAGGTGTAGTTCGTAGGAATGCAAGAAAATTCCCTATGACAACTATGGTAAAAACTTTTAGAGTTGTTGGGACTGAAGATGAGGCTTCTTGGGCTGGTCAATCTGTTGGTAGGGATGCTACTTCAAGTACTTTTGTTGATGTAACTTTTACAAGAACAAATCTTGGTAAAATAAACATTATTTCAAATGATACTGTAGAAGACAGTGAGAACATTGTTGGTACACTTGGAGAATTAGGTAGCTCTGCATTAAGAAAAGCTGAAGACAAAGCTTGTTTTGTTGGTAATGGTTCTACAATTACAGGTTTAGTTAATGAAAGTGATGTAAATGAAATAGAATTAACTGGAACAATAACTCAAGGTGCTCTGACCTATAAAAAAATGTTAGACTTGGTTAATGCTGGAAGTCATGAAAGAACTGGTAATGAAAAGCTATTTATGCACAGAAACACATGGTCAGAACTTCAGTCAATGGAAGATTCTAATGGAAATATTGTAGCAGGTACAGATGACGTTAGAAATCCGAACTGGAAAGGTATCCCTGTTGAATTTGTAAAGGATATGATTGACCCAGTAACTTCTGATGGTACTAACAAATGTTACATCCTTTATGGTGATTTAAATAATGTTGGTTTTGGAGTAAGAAAAGATGAACAAATTGGTGTAAGATATACCGATAATGGATATGTAAGTAATGTTGACTTGTTCTCAACAAGACAACAAGCATGGGCTTTTGATGAAGATATTGATATTAAGACATTATTTCCAAAAGCATTTAGTAAGATAACATCCGCTCACTAATTGATAAGATAAATTTAGAGTTAGGAGCAGAAAATTAGTCTGCTCCTATTCTTTAATTAAAATAGATTGAATGAAAAAGTTTACTGTGATTTCTGAGTTTTGGTTTAAAAATCATAATAAGATTTACAAACCAAATGAAAAGATTGAGTTAACTGATAAAGAAGCTGGTATTGTAAAGGAAATGATTAAAGACTTCAAAGAGTACAAAAGAAAACCTATAAAAGAATATTTAACAAAGTGATAGAAGTATCTGATTTTAAATATTACAACAAACTTGATGGTACTGGTACAGATAATTTTATTTCAGTAGCTATTAACTATGCAATAGATGCTGTTGAAAATTACTGCAATAGAAAACTTGTATATGGTCAATATACTCAGTACTCAGACGGTAATAATTCTCAAACTTTGTTTTTGAAAAACTATCCAGTTAAGTCAGTAGACTCATTACAGGTTTATAATGGCACAAGTTTTGAAAATATATTTTCAGGTTCCGACTCTACAGCTAACAGTTCTTTCTTGATTGCTGAAACAAATAGTGTTGAATTGATTAATGGATACTGTTTTCCCAAAGGCAGAAAGAATATTAAAACTCTCTATACATCTGGTTTTAGTTCTGGAGAAGTCTATCCTGATATTAAAGGAGTTATTCTGGAAATAGCCACTGTATTTTATAATAACAGTCCGACTAGTAATAAAGGATATTTAGGCTTGAGTTCAATTACTTTTAATTCGAATACTTCTGAAGGCTTTGTTTTTAAAGATTTGACACCAAGTTGGAAATCTACTTTGAGAAAGTATAGGAGAGCTTCTTATTAAAACAGTTAGACAAAAAATACTTGATAATCTCTATACCGAGTTGTCCAATATCACCATTGCTAATGGATACAATAACACTATAGCAGAAGTAAAAAAGGGTTACTATAGCTCAAATACATTTTCTAATTATCCTACTGTGTGTGTTTATCTGGGGCAGGACACTCTTGTTAAAGAAATTGAAGGTTATGCTTTTGGAGAAGCTGAGTTACCTATTGCAATTCAAGTTACAATTGAGACCACAATTGAGAATCAGACAGAAAAAGCTGAAGAAATGATTGAAGATTTATACAGGTTTTTCAACAAGGACTCAAGTATAAATCCATTACATGTTAGCCATTTGCAGGAAATAGACTATGTTCAAAGTTATAACATTACAAAAACAGAGCCTTATATAGCTGGAAACAATACAATGATAAGCTTAGGAATTGTGCTGACTGTCAGTTATATGAATTTTATTGATAGTGACCCAGTGCTTGAGCCTCAGATTCCTTTATTAATTTCTCCATCAAATGGAGCTACAAATGGAAGTGCTCATCAAGCTTTTCAATGGTCAGATGGTACAAACTCTAGTTCTTACAGGTTTCAAATAGGAACAAATGATTTTAGTAATGTAATAATTGACCAGACTTATTTAACTAATAGTTCTTTTACAATTCCAAATGATGTTAGTCTGTCAAGCGGAACAACTTATGTATGGAGAGTTAGAGCAAGTAATTCAAATAATACAGCTACTTCTAACTGGTCTGGCTCTTGGAGTTTTACCGTTAATGAAGTGCTAATACCTGCAATACCAGTTTTATATGCTCCATCAGATGGAACCAGTTATAATGGTTACAATTCAATACAGTTTGTTTGGAAAGACTCTGACCGAGCAGTATCGTATGATTTTCAAATTGCAAGTAATTCAGATTTTAGTACAATTGTAAACAGCCAAACAGGACTGCTGGTTACAACGGCAAATTATACTCCTGTTGCAGATGGAACATTCTATTGGAGAGTAAGAGCAGTAAATACTTATGGTAATTCTGATTGGAGCTCAGTTAGAAGTTATACTACAACTCTATATGAAGCAGAAGCAGTCTCATTATTTGCTAGGATGACTTCTCAGCCAACATCAACAGTAAAAGGATATTATAATACTTTTATTAAGAATCTAAAGAATGCAGGTATCTGGGCTAAGCTTGATGCTTTGTGGGTCTTTGGAATGCACACAAATGCTAATGGAGAAGCCTATTTAAATTGGAAAGGTAATTATAATAACTGTACTCTTGGCGGAGGAGTAATAACTCATACTCCATTTCGAGGTGTTCAAGGTAGCTCTAATGGTTGGATTAATTCTAATTTTGCTCCAGCAACTCATGGAGTAAATTATCAAAGAAATTCTTCATCATATGGATTTTATAGCAGAACAAATTTGAATTCAGGAGTTCTTCTAGGAATATTTGACAAGCTTGAATTATTTTTTACTAATGCTACTAGTGTAGTTGCATCAATTAATGAATCTGAATGGGGTTTTAGCGGAACAGTAACAGCTTTAACTGGACACTTTGGTGTTGTTAGAAGTGGAGCATCAGCAGGTACACTGTATAGAAATGGTGCTGTAGTAGCTACAACTACTCAGGCTTCAACTGCATTATCAGCTCAGAATATATTTATTTGTTGTAGAAATAATGGTTCTGGTACACCAGCAGTATTTTCTACTGCTCAGCTTTTTTCAGTATATCTTGGAGGAGCTTTAACAGCAAATGAAGAGGCTATTCTAAATTCAGAAATACATTTACTTGCTAATAATTTGGGTGCTGGAGTAATTTAAAAAGTTTTAAAAATAACAATTATTAAAGAGAGAATTATCTATAAGATAGTTTTCTCTTTTTTTTTACAAACAAGTTAATCAGAACAATTAAGGAGAAATGACATGAAATAAAACAGAAACACAAAATGGCTTTAAACATAACTAGAGACAAAGGTGAAGTCCACAGTAAAGGTGGAGGTATCATAAAAGTTCAAGAAGTATTAGAATCTGGTGCAGACTTAACTCCAAGAGCCGTAGCAGTTGACTTAGGTTATTTGCAGGATTCAGAGTTTGAAGACTCAACACCTTCTGAAGACGTAAAAGACGAAACAGGAGCAACGGTAACACAAGAGCTTGGAGACAGAACAGTATTTGTAAAAGGAACCTTAATGCAGTCGGGTGCTGGTGTTCTTAACATTGCTAAAGAAGTAAGAGGAAAATTCTATAGACTGTATAAATACAATGGTGCTCCAGACGGGACTAACCAAGAAATGTTTTTTGCAGTTGGTAAAATTACTCCTTCAGTAAATATTAAGTTTACTGGTGGCAGAGTACCTTTTGAGTATAAAGCTTCTGAAAATGCTTCAGCAGTAATAATTGATTCTACGGGACTTTCACTTATAGGAGCTTACACAAGTTCGCCTGTTACAATCAATGCTAAAAACTATTGGGAAGTAGTCAACACTCCACAAGGTTAATATTGTTTAAAAGATTTGGAATTGGAGGTTAACTTATCTTAACCTCTCTCTTCCCTATTTATGAGTCAAAGATAGAATAAAAGCAAAGAAGAAATGCACACAAAAGAAAAAAAGTATTCTTACAATGGTAAGGAATATAACCTTAGAACTAAAAGCTTCAAGCCTTACAGAATAAAAGCTATTCAATTCATTAACAGATACAATGAATTTGAATCTTTGTTTATTTCCGACCTTCAGGCAAATATTAATCAATTCTTATTCACTGATAAAAAAGTTCAATCAAAAATAGTAACAGCAAAAAGTGCTGGTGATACTTCTAAGCTGAATAAGGCTGTTATAGAGGCTTTGCTTGAAAATCCAGAATATGCAGTCAAAGCTCAGGAGCTTACAAATAAAAAGATTCTTACTAAAGAATTATTTCTTACAACAGACAAAGATGGAAATGTCTCAGATGCAAATGCAAAGGAACTTTGTGAAATCATGTTTGAAGACTCTTCTGGTATAGACCATGACCCTCAAACAGAAAAAGAATACACAGAATACACTGCTTTTATATATGGAGTATTTGATGATTTTTTTTTGAAGTTCAAAGTGTAAATGAATATGCTAATGATATTACACAATTATTCAAAAGGTATGAACACTCAGATAATCCTGACCTATCTGACATAGCACTGCCAAATGAAATAAGTGAAGTTGAAATAGAGTACATGATTTTTCAGCTATGCAATGGTGACATTACAAGAAAGAAATGGATTGAAGAAAATTTAGATGTCAGTGACTTCACTGAATTCATGAGTTTTAAAAAGTATGACTATTACTTAGAAGCAGAAGCACAAAAAAGAATGATGGACAAAACAAATAATGGAAAACGAAATTAAATACAGGCTACAAGAATATTTAGAATCTCATTATGAGAATTCTAAAAACTTTGTGATAGTAGACAAGAATATTTACAGTAAAACTTCTATTAGCTGGGAATGTCTGGTTAAAATAAATGAAATAATTCCTTTACGAACCGTTTATTATTTGTCACTTAATTCCAAGCCTTACTCTCTTGGATATAAAATAGGAATCTTGCTCAATGTTTAGCCTGCAAATTGAAACAACTTTTGGAACTTTCTGGGACAAAATAAAAACATTTGTAAGACTGACTGATGACCAGCTTGAAAGAATAGCAGAGGTCATAAGAAAAAGCATTGAGGATAATATTGAAAAAGGAAAAGAGTACACTGGTGGAAACATAAGACCGTTATTACCTTCTACAATTATTAGAAAAGGGAATGCAAGACCACTAGTTGAAACTGGTGAACTTTTAAGGAGTGTAGAAAAAGCAAAAAGTGGAAATGAATACAATATTTTTATTGGCTCTAGTAGAAGTGAGGTAGCAAAGTATTTGCATTTTGGAACTGGGAATATAAAGAGAATGCCATTTTTTGGAGTAAGTAAAGAAGCTGAAGAGAAGATTGAAAAAATTGTTTTTGAAAGTTTTTTATAATTGGCAAATGTTGATTTAAACATTAAAATAAAACAGATTCTTGAGTCTGGAGATATTCTTAAAAATCTAAATTCCGAAATTAAGAATACTACAAATGAACTTAACAGGTTAAATCTTCAAGGAAAACAAGGCACTGCTGAATGGAACAGGTATAGTCAACAACTAGCAGGACTCACCTCAATAAAAAAGAATCTTAACACTGAGATAAAAAATATATCCTCTTCTCAATCAGTTATGTCAAGAAGCTCCATTGCTCTTGGTAGAGACATTACTGTCCTAGCTGTAGGATTACAGCAGGCTATTCAAGGAATTGTCAGTTTCGGAAAACAACTTCATTCATTAGCTGAAGAAGGAGCTTCAGTTCAGATAATGAAAGACCATTTTTATGAAATGAATGGTGGTATAGATGAAGCAAACAGGAAATTTGCACTTCTTAAACAAGCCTCCTCTGGAAATTTAAATGATAAAGAATTACTTCAGTACGTTAATAAGCTGGATGAATTAGGATATTCAACTGAACAAACTACAAAGATATTAGACTTTGCTGAGAGAACTTCTGACGACTTAGGAACAACTATAGAAGGAGCAACGGACAAAGTTGTAAGATTTATAGAGACTGGAAAAGGAAAAGGTTTTGAACAATTTGGAGTAAAGATTTCTGACATTAACAAAAAAATGATTGAGATGTCAGGTCTTACTGAGAAACAAATAAAGAACCTAACTGATGAGTCAGTTCAAAGATTAAGAGCACAAGCATTTTTAGAGTTATATGGAAATTCAATTGACAAGATTAACAGTAAACAGCAAGACCAAGCTGACAAATTAAGGTCTACACAAAAAGAGCTAGAAAATGCAAAACTAAGAATGGGCAATTTCATTGCTGAAGGTCTTATAAAATTAGAAGACCATTTAGGAATAGCAACTGAAGGAACAGCCAATTTTGTAGTAGCAATAAGTACTCTTGGTTCTGGAGCTATTCAAATACTCCCAGCTTTAGGAGGTCTAGCTTCTTCATTAGGCTTAATAAAAACTGCTTTTACTGGCATTGGAGCAATAATAGGAACAACTGGCGGAATTGTTGCTTCTGGAATTACTGCTATAGCTTCTGCTGTATACCTAGCCTACACAAACATTAAGTATTTAATTGATGGATTAAGTGATAAAGGTCTAGCATTCTTTTTGTCTGGTGACTTCTGGAAACATGGAGCTTGGAACACTCCTGAAAACAAGTCAAATCCTAATGATGCTATTGATATAAAAGGCAGGATTAATAATTTATTTCCTAATCCCCCATTACCACCAAATTATAATTCTAATGAAAAGACTAATGATGAATTTAAGCCTTCATTTAAATCAAGTGAAGGAAAAGCTGAAAAAAATAAAAAAGAAGAAGAGCTTGATGTTGTAAAGAATCTTACAAAAGAACTTGAAAAACAGCAGAAGATAAGTCAGGCAAATCTAGCTAATCAAGGTGCTTATCTAGATTCTAAAAAGAAAGAGTTCGAACTTGAAAAACAAATTTACGAAGCAAGAACTGGCATTAGAAATATATATTTTGACTCTTCAAAAACTTCAAAAGATATAATTGAAGACTCAAGAAATGCAATAGACAGATTTCATAAAAAGCCTTTGAGCGGTATTGGAGGACAAGGAGAAACAGGAAATAGCACGGCTAAAAGTTCAGAAGTTAAATCAGACTTCAAAGATGCTGGTGAGGCTTTGTATTCAGGTATGGAAGCTTCATTTAATTTAGCTGAAAGTATAGCTGGTATGTTTGGAGAAAGCGGTGAAGCTGTTGTAGGAGCTTTTCAACAAGCTTATCAATATGTCCAGTTAATTCAAGGAATACTTGAGGCTATACAAACTATTGGAAGTGTAATAAAATTCTTTTCTCTAGGTTTTGCTGAAGGTGGCTACACTGGAGATGGTGGAAAATACGAACCTGCTGGGACTGTTCATAAAGGTGAGTTTGTAATTAATAAAGAAGCCACCAGACAATACTTCCCTATTCTTGAAATGTTAAATGGAAGTTCTAAAAACAGAAGTTTTGGATTTGCTAATGGAGGTTTTGTTAATTCAAGTAGAATCGGAACTAATGTCCAAATAATAGCTAAAGACAGAGCTTCAAAGTTTCTTGATTATCAAGTTTATCTTAATGGAAGAAGATATGACACTACAAGAAGTAAAGGAGTTAATATCTAATGGAAATAACTTTCATTAAGTATAAGCCAAATTCTTCAGGTATTCTTTACAATTACTTTGATACCGAGAACTGGAACAGTATTGAAGACAGGTTAGTTCTTAACAAGCTTCCAAAAGATACATTCACAATTTTAAATGATGAAGCTGAAGATGTTAATGATTTTTTTCAAGTTAAGCCTTCTGATTTTGATTTGACAGTATCTTTTCTTGAAACTAAAAAATCAAGTAACAATAAATCTGTAAAACAATTTTTTTCAGATTTCAAAGACCGTAAAATATTAGTTTTATTTATATATGGTGGAATAAACATAAGTGGCTTTATTGATACAACTACGATAGAAA